AATCTTCTGGAAGGCAATCTTCTGGAAGGCAATCTTCTGGAAGGCAATCTTCTGGAAGGCAATCTTCTGGAAGGCAAACATCTAGTAGGACTAGAACTAAAGAAGCTGAAACACAAAAACCAGCAACTAGAACTAGAACTAGAACTAGAACTAGAACTAAAGAATCTGAAACACAAAAACCAGCAACTAGAACTAGAACTAGAACTAGAACTAGAACTAAAGAAGATGAAACACAAAAACCGACAACGAGAACAAGAACAAGAACAAGAACAAGAAGAAGAAGATAAATGATTTATTTATAATAAATTTATTTATATTATATATAGTAATATGAATAAAAGTAAAAGCAAATTCGTTTTTTCAAAACAAGATTATGAAAGTGGAAGTGGTTTTTCTACGTATATTTGGGGGCCATGTTTATGGCAGTTCATTCATATTATGACTTTTAACTATCCAGTTAAGCCTACTAAAGAAGATAAAAAAAACTATCTTCAATTTTTACAATTATTAGCCAAAACTTTACCTTGTAAATGGTGTAGAAAAAATTATAGTAAAAATATTAATGAACAAGATACTAAATTAGATATGAATACAATGGAAAATAGAGAAACTCTTTCTAGATGGGCTTGTAACATGCATAATAAAGTAAATAAAATTTTAAAAAAAAATACATGTAAAAAATATGATGAAACCCGTGATTTTTATGAACAATTTAGAGCAAGATGTACTCCAGCGAAAGATGTTAAAAAAGGACAACATGGTGGTTGTACTGAACCAATTCATAAAGGAGTAAAATCTAGAATTGTTTTACGAATTGTTCCAAGAAATTCAAAAACGGAAGTTTTAAAAATTAATAAAAAATGTTTATGTAAAAAAAAAATTTTAAAAAAAAAAATTTTAAAATAAAAGTATTTTTATCTTGAAGAAAATATATTATAATAATTAAAATATATTATTACAATATATGAATATGGATATTGGAATTTTAGACCCAAAAGGACGGAAAAAAAATCCATTAACAAATGAATCTTATAGTAAGCAATATAAAAAATATGCTTTAACAAATAAAGGGGCGTGGATTGATTTACCAATTTCAAAATATAGAAAAGAACTTATCGAAAAAATTCAAAATAATCGGGTAAATATTATAACTGCTGGAACAGGTGCTGGTAAAACTGTAATTATTCCCAAATGTGCTTTACATGCTTTAAATTATGAAGGAAAAGTTGTAATGACTGTTCCTAAAAAAATGTTAGCTCTTAATAATGCTACATATGCTGCTAAAACATTAGATGTAAGATTAGGAAAAGAAGTTGGATTTAAACATAGTAATTCAAAATTATCAAAAGAAATAGCAATAGAACACAAGGGTAAAGAAATAGTTTTGGATGAAGATGAAGAATCTTATAGTAAAACAGATACAAAATTACTATATGCTACTGATGGTACTATTGTAAATAATTTTTTAAATGATTCTGATATGACAAAAACAAATGCGTTTGATATTTTAATAATGGATGAGGTACATGAAAGAAGTATTCATATAGATCAATTACTATATTTAGCACGCGAAGCCCTGCGAAAGAATGAAAATTTCAAAGTTATTGTAACAAGTGCTACTTTAGATATAGATTTATTTTCAGAATATTTAGCAGAATTTAATCCAGTAATTAGTGATTATGCTGGTAAAAAAAAATACGACGTTCAAAAAATATTTTTAGATAGAAAAATTAGAGAGAGTAGTTATACTGACGAAGGAGTATCAATTATAGAAAAAATATTAAATCAAGAAAAAAAGAAAGATAAGAGAGATCAAAACTTTAACCAAGGGTCAATTTTATTTTTTGTACCTATTTTAGCAGATGCTAAAAAAATATGCGAGAAAATTGCAAATAAAACTTTTAAATCGGGAACTTATAATCCATATTGTGTTGAATTAGGGAGTAAAACTACTGATGAAAATAAGGAGTATGCCATACATATTGATAAATATAAAACTGCTGAGGATGGTCCATATAATCGTAAAATTGTTGCTTCAACAAATATTGCTGAATCATCAATAACAATAAATGATTTGTCATATGTTATTGATTCTGGATATGAATGGGTTGTATCTTATGATCCTTTACGAAATGCTAAATCAATGAGTCGGGAAAGAATTAGTAAAGCACAAGCACAACAAAGATGGGGAAGAGTTGGTCGTAATTTAGAAGGTCGTATTTATTGTCTTTATACAGAAGAAGAATATGAATCATTTGAAGAATTTCCGGAACCAAAAATTAAAAAGGAAAATCTTGACAAAGTTATATTAAATTTAAGTAATATGTTAGAAGATGATAATCAAAACGTGAATTATATGAGTAAAATATTAAATGAGTTTATTGAACCACCAAGACCAGAATTTATTCAAACTGCTACAGATATTTTAAAAACTATAGATTGTTGTGATAAAAATAATAATTTAACACCACTTGCTAAATTTTTAAAAACAATTCCATTAAAACCACAAAATGCTAGAATTTTGGTGGAAGGAATTATTCAAAATAAAAAAAATATTGCTACAATTATGGCTTGTACTTTAGAGAAAATTACATCACTTAAATCTATTGGAAAAGATATTAAACCATATATTGATGAGACTAGTGATTTATTAACAATTAAAAACATATATGATGCTTTTAGCATATTATCACAAAAAGAAAGAATAGAGTTTTGTGAAAAAGGTAATTTATCTTATGATCAACTTACTAAATTAGATACAAAGATAATAGATATAGTTGATTTGTTAAATGAAAGGAAAAGAATGTATTCTAAACATGCAATTATGAAAATAATGCCTTCATTAACAGAAAATTTATCAAAATATGAAAATCCTATTGACTATGTATATGATATCTTATTATCAGGATATTCAGCAAATTTATCACAAAAAATTGGAAAAGATAAATATAGAAATTGTATGCCATCAATTGTTGAAAGTTTTTCATTAAAAGATAATACATCTATAGAAACAAAAGATGTTGAATATATAATATATGGTTCATATATTAGTAGTTATGAACGGAGTAATCCTAATTTTATTACCAAAATTCCTATACCTGTAATAAATAATTTAAAAACATTACAAAAAGTAAAAATAAAAAATTGTTTAAAAAATAAGGAGGGTATTGAATTGAGCGAAGATGTACTACAAGATGAATATTATGAAAGTGTTATAAAACAGCTACATATAGATAATGATTTTAATAATGATCATATTTTTGAACTAAATATTAAAAATTTACCTAATTTTACGACATCTTTAAAAGACGATGTTACTGATTTATATCCTTTACATATATCTGCGAATTTAGCAAATTTGCCTCGTCTGGATCAATTATTAAAACAATTTGATAAAGAAATTATAGATGTTGGATTTTTAACTGATGATTTAGAGCATGGAACTGATATAATTGCTAAAAAATCTGCAGATACAATAAATCTTCTTAAAATAGTTACTTATAATTATTCTAACTTAAAAGAAAAATATGATACTAAAATGGCAGAGATAGAATTGAAAGAAAATTCCATATCTGATTTTAGGAATAATTTAAATAAATTAAAGAGTGATATTCATTTAATAATAACAAAAATAGAAAAACATAATAAACTTTTGAATAAAATTAAAACTAAAATTGCAAATTTTGAAAAAAAATCTCAACAAACTTCAAAACAATATAAAAATTATTTAGAAAAAGTATTAGTAATGAGGGATGAAATTTTACCGCAATACGAAAAATCAATACAAAATTTAACAAAATCATTTGAATCAAAAAAGCAATTATATAACAAAAAAATGAACGAATTAACTAAAAATAATAATGAAATTGAAATAATGGATATTTCATTAGAAATTCTTAAAAATAAATTAAATCAAATTATTTTAATTAAAGGTGGTGGATTATTATCTAAAAATGTAATAAAACATTTTGGTGGGAAAAATTTAAAAGAACCTATTAAAATGAAATTAGATATCATATTACGATCAAATAATAAAAAAAAAATCCTAAATACTAAACCAGAAAAATTATTTGAACAATTTGATGACGATGAAATTATTTATTTTTTCAAAAATATAAAAGTTAATGATAAATTTATCACATATTCAGATAGTATTAAATTATTTGCATTATTAAAATTATTAATGTTATCTAAATTAAAATTAATAAATGATAAAGCACATTTAATTCAAATTTCAAATATTTTAGATATTCGTATTAAAAAAAACATGAAAATTGATGATTTAAAACAAATTATAGAAAAACGAATTAATATTTAATTAAAAATATTATTCTGTTGTAAAGAGTTAATAAATTTTTTTTCAAAATTTATTTTATTTTGTTCTCTAATATTTTGTGTTAATTTTGGAATTAAATTTCCAAATCCAAAAAAACTGAATCCAGTTATTAAAATTCCACTAATATAAACAAATTTTTGATAATTTGAATCCATTATATTTAGATTATCAGACCAATATTTTAGTAAAAAAATTAATATAATTACTATAATTAGAATTGGATTGAATATTAATTTTGCTATATCTTGTATCATATTTACCATATAGTAAGAATAAAATTTGATACTAATAAACAATTTTTTTTTAAATATTGTTTATTAGTATAAATAAACATGTCTTCAAAAAAGGATGTTCAAAAAGTTTTACAACAAATAACTTTATTACAAAATCGTAATAAAACTCTAGAAAAACAAAAAACAAAAGAAATGAAAAAAATGTTACAAAATGTTATCAATCGTTATAAAATACTTGATGATACAATTAAAGCACAACTTGGTGGAAATAAGAAACAAACTACTACAAAACAAAAAAAAAAGAGAAAAAAAGTTATAAAAAAAAATAAGGAAAAAAAAAAATTAAAAAAGAATAAAAAATAAAGAGTAATAAAATCTTGTTAATTATTATAATAATATGTCTTTACCAGCAAAGTATCAAAAAAACATTATAGACAAAATAATTAATGATTTTCCAGAACTTGTTTTTGATAAAAACAATGATGTTTTAGATAACGATGTTCATTTCGAAACATATGTTAAAATTATAAAACAAGGTTCAAAAATTGAAGAAGAAATAAAAAAATTTAATGAAACATTTAAATTATCTTATGATAAACTTTTATCATTTAAAACTGGACAGATGATAATAGATATTGATGGATTAATATCAGAATCATATAAAAAAATATTAAAATTACAAGAACATAGAGATAAATTACAAAAAGAGATTGAATATTTAGAAAATTATAATAAAAAACTATTAAATGATATAACTCAAAAAAATCAAAATATCGAAAACTTATCTAATAAAATAAATGATTGTAAATTAAAAAAAAATAATGCTCTTAAAACAATTGAAGATGATAAAAATATTAAACAAAATTTGGAAAAAAAATGTTCATTAATTGAAAAAAACTATCAACGTGAAGTCAAAAAAAATAAAGAATTAACTAATAAATCTAATAAAAAAATAATAGTTAATAAAAAAAAATTATTAAATATTCGTAAAAAATTATCAGATATTAATCAAAAACTGGATGATTATAATAACACAAACACAAATACAAACATAAATATTATAAAAGAAAAAAAGAAAAAAAAGGGAAAAAAGGAAAAAAAGAAAAAAAAAGAAAAGAAAATAACTAAAGATAATTTTGGATTTTTCAATGATTTTTAAATATTATATCTAGTAAAATATTAATATTTTAAATTAAAAATCAAATTATATTTTTAATTTATAATCAAAGATATAATAAATGTTATCTCGTGTCCAAACATTTAAAAAATATTCTTTTTTAAAAAATAAAGACATCATGGACGAGAACTATTTAAATATATTATTCAATTCGTGTGATGATATTTCATTTCAAGAATTTTATATGCGCTTTAAGAATCAAAATAATAATAAATCTTTAAAATCTTTAAAATCTCATAAAATATGGTATAAATTATATAGTGTTAATAATTTTTTGAAACATTTTTGTAACAATAATTACTTAAATCAATTAAATATTTATAAAAAATATGATGATGTTATATCATTAAATAAAGATTCTCAAAAAATTTGGACAAATCAACCTCAAAATATAAAAATAAAATTAAAAGATCATCAATTATCGACTACGTATGCAATGATATATAAGGAGTTAAATAATACTATACAAATGAATATTGATAAAAGAAGAAGATATAATTCAAGACATACTAATAGAAATATTAAACACACTAGTAATATTAATATAGGAATTTTATCAGATAATGTTGGTTCTGGTAAGACATTAAGTATTTTATCATTAATTTCTATTTCACCAATTTCAATACCATATTTTGATACAAAATATAGTAATATTATTAAATTATGTCAAAGGAATATTAATACAAATAAATACAAAAAAATGATTCAATTACTACAAGGCGTTATTACTCAAGATGTAATAAAGATGATTTATAAATACGCATTTTCGTATATAAATTATATAAAAAAAACGCCTATAGATTTAATATGTGAAAATTCTTATACGCGAATAGAAGATATTTCATCAAATAATAAGTCACCGGCACATAAAATATATATACCTTCAAATTTAATAATTGTACCACATTCATTATTTTATCAATGGTTAAATGATATTCGGGAAAATACTAGTTTAAAGGTTTATCCAATACGAACCAAAAGAGATAAAATTGATATGGATTTATTTATGGAATATGATATTATATTATGTAATGCTAATAAATACAAAATAATTTCGGAGAAAAGTGCTAATTATAAATGGTCAAGAGTAATAATTGATGAGGCGGATACAATTAATTTACCTAATAGTTCTAATATAAGTTATGATTTTTTATGGTTTATAACAACAACTTATGATCGTTTAGAGGAACACAAAAATATTGGTTTTATAAAAAATACATTTAGAAATTTAGAATATAATACTACATATACAGTATATAAATATCTAAAACGAGCATTAGTAATTGAAACAGAGTGTTGTACAATTGAGGAATCTTTTACTGGAGATATTCCAAAACCAATATATATAGATATTAAATGTACAACACCATTATGGTTACGTGTTATTAAAGATTCTATTTCACAAATAGTTTTAATAAAATTAAATGCTGGAGATATAGATGGTGCTATTAAAAATTTAGGTTCATCTAATTATTCTTATGAATCAGATAATATAAATATTTTTCAATACTTATTAATTCGTTTAAAACGTCAAATAGAAAATTTTACTAAAAAAATTATTAGTATTAATATTCAAATAAAACAATCTGAATTCTTTAATTTATCTAATAGAAATAAGTATGGAAACAAACCTTTTCGTTGTAATTTATCAGTTTATGAATCTAGATTAAAAAGATATACTAATTATAAAATTGATAAGGAATCTAAATTAAATACTTTAAAAAACAATATATTAGAATATTCACTTTGTTTATTATGTTTAAATAAAATTAAAGCAAAATTTTGTATATTAAAATGTTGTAATTTAAAATTTTGTCAAGATTGTATTGACAAGCATCAAACAAATGATACTAAATGTCCATGTTGTTATTTAGAAATAAAAAAAATTAAGTCTTGTGTAAATACGGAAATCATTAAATTGGAAAGTGATTCAAGTTATGATACTAAACTTAATAATTTAATACAAATTATAAATAGTTATAAAGATGGTAAATTTTTAATTTTTTCTGATTATACTTTTAAAAAAATAATAAATAAATTTGATGAAAATGACATATCATGGAAAAAATTATGTGGTCGAACAGATGTTATTAGAAAATTAATAACAGATTATACCCTGGGCAATATTAAAGTATTAATGTTGAATGCTAAACATTATGGTAGTGGATTAAATTTACAAATGACAACTAATATTATAATGTTTCATAAAATGGATGAAAATACTAATATTCAAATTATTGGTCGAGCTCAACGTGTTGGAAGAACATCTCAATTAATAATCCACAAATTATTATATGAACACGAATTTGAAACTAATTTATAGATAATAATTTATAAAATAGATTAACAAATTTTTTGTATTAAAAAATATAATAAATTTAATTATGACATATTCTTTAGAAGAGTTATCTCAAGGATTGGATTCCTTATGGATTGGAATTGCCGCTATTTTAGTATTTTGGATGCAAGCCGGATTTGCTATGTTAGAATCAGGTGGTGTTAGAAGAAAAAATACCCAAAATATTTTATTCAAAAATTTTATAGATATTTGTATAACAACAATTTTATGGTGGTTACTTGGTTATGGTATGGCTTATGGAACAGGTGAATTTATTGGAGGAGATAAATTCAATACCGATGATTATGCTGCGACTGATTATAGAGATTGGTTATTTCAATGGGCATTTGCTGGAACTACAATGACAATTGTAAGTGGGTGTATGGCAGAACGAACAACAATTCATGGTTATTTAATTCTTACAATTGTAATGAATTTATTGATTTATCCCTGGATAGTTCATTGGACATGGGGTGGTGATTGGTTATCAGAAGGTGGTTTTACAGACTTTGCTGGTTCTGGTATAGTACATTTATGTGGTGGTATTGCGGGATTAGTTGGAGCAATTATAGTTGGATCTAGAAAAGGTCGTTTTGATAACAAAGTTGATCAAAGTAAATTTAATGCTCACAATATTCCACTTGTTGTTTTGGGAACATTTATTTTATGGATGGGATGGTATGGTTTTAATGGTGGTTCAGTTTTAGCAATTGGTGGTGAAAATGAAGAAAGTGTTTTTATTGTTATGATGAATACAACAATTTCCGCTGTTTCTGCTGGTATTACAGTTTGTTTAGTTCATGGCATTATGAATTATAATACAAATAATAAATATGATGTAGGATTGTTATGTAATGGTATTCTTGCTGGTCTTGTTTCAATAACTGCTGGTTGTGATGGTGTTACAGATTACGGTTCATTTTTAATTGGAATAATTGGTGGATTAATTTATAAAGCATCAAGTGATTTATTACAAAAATTAAAAATAGATGATCCGATTGATGCGTTCCCAGTTCATGGAATGTGTGGTATATGGGGAGTTTTATCAGTTGGATTTTTTAACACAACTGATGGTGTATTTTATGGTGGTAATGGAGAATTACTTGGATGGCAAATCGCAGGAGTTTTATCTATATGTGCTTGGTCTGGTGGTATTATGTTATTATTTACATTTATTTTGAATCGCCTTAATTTACTTCGTGTATCGGAAGAAGTTGAGAAAAAGGGTTTAGATTTTTCTGAACATGGTGGTAATGCTTATGATTTGTGTAAAGAACCATTAAATCCTGAAACAGAAATGGTATAAACTATATAATAATTTGAGTTTCATAATAAAATTAATATTTTTACAATTTAATTATAAAAATATTAATTTATTTTTTAAAAATAATTTTTAAATGATTTAACATGATGTATTGGAATCTTATCATATTCTTTATATTTTAAAAATTTTTGATATAATTCATTGCTGCAAATATCAATTATTTTTATTTTATTTATTTTTGTATATAATTGTTTCCAATTTATATGTATCTTTTCATCATCTTTAATTTGAAATATTCCATATAAAAATAATTTCCCTTTTTTTTCTTTAAAAGAAATAATATTATTAGAATAATTTGTAATAATCGCGTTATCACATCCTTCTTTTTCTGGATATTCTCGCAATATAGATTCATTTTCTTTATCTATAATCAATTTTGGATCATTTTTTTCATTAAATTCAATATCGGCAATTTCTTCAATTGGTTGGATTTCTTCAACTTCTCTAATTTCCTCTCTATTTTCCTCAACTATATTATCGTTATATTCAAATATATCTGATATACATCTCCATAATAAATATCCACCACATCCACATATAACTATATGACAGGAAAAAGGTAAAATTGAAATCAAAGTTTCAAACATATATCTTTTTATATACTTTTAATATAATATTTTTACTTTAGATATGTATTATAATTACTATTATGCTGAAGCATATTTTCTAGTCCACTCAGCAGCAGTTAATTCATATTCAGGATAATAATTTTTATATTGTCTAGCAATATCAACAACTAATGGATCATTAGGATTTGGGTCGCATAATAATGAACAAATTGATAATAATACTTTAGATATTGTTAAAGCTGGACTCCAATTTTCTTTTAAAATATCCAAACAAATATTACCATTAGCATTAATATTTGGATGATAAATTTTTGTTAAAAATTTAACCTTAGGTGGTTTAAATGGATATTGTTGAGGAAAACTTACACTTAAAAAAAAAACCCCATGTTGATATGGAGATTCAGATGGACCCATAATTGTTGCTCTCCATTCAAATATATCATCATGTTCGGGACCAGCACTACAATTAGTAGGTGGTTCCCTTCTAATTTCAACTAATTCTCTTTCAATTCTTCTTAAGGCTGACATTTTTATACTTATATACTTATATTTAAAAATATAATTCTTAACTTTATTTTTGTAAATTTCATTTTTAAAATTGATTTGAATTTAATATTTTAATATAAATTCTTGCTATATATTAAAATGTTACGACGTGGATTTCTACTTAAAACAAAATGTTTAAATTTCAATCTAAATTCAAATAAACTATATTCAATATCCAGTTTAAATTTAACAAATAAAAATCAAATAGATATGACAGAATTTTGGAAAAATAAAAATGTAAAAGATATATTACAATTACAAAGAGATTATTTGTCAGAATATTCTCCTTTATGGGCTAGTATTAAACCACTATATGATGAAATGGGAATTATAGAACAAAAAAAAAGTGAAAATGAAAATGAAAATGAAAATAATAAATTTCAAAAATGAAATAATTTAGATATAGATATAAATATAAATATATAAATATAATATAGTAGATTATTTATATGTATATCCCCATGTTGAAATTATTATCTACAGTAAGACACTATGCTAGTCGTAATGCTACAGCACTTAAATTAAATTATGTATGTAATTATGGAAAACAAAAATGTCCTGGAAATATAAAGCAACAATCTTTATTCTTACATAAAGAATTGCCAGTTCGTTTAGCACAAAGAGCAGTTGAATTAGAAAATTTACCATATTCTGTATCAAGTACTCCGTCAATACAAAATGTTTATGATTTATATTTAAAATCATTTGATAAAATAACATCTCATCCTGAACCGAATTCAACAGAAGAATCAAATAGCTTTACAGAACTAATTTCAAATATTAAAATAGAACATAAAGACTTAGAGCTGGATATTTCCAATGCTTTGGAACCTTATAGAGAAAAACATGGTAATAAATCTATTTCAAAAGATGAAATAATCATTATAGATAAAACATTAGAACATTTTTATAGTTCTCGTATAGGAATTCGTTTTTTAATTGGGCAACATGTTGATGTTCAAAAAGATAGTTTATCTGAAACAACTGTTGGTGTAATAGATATAAAATGTGATCCACATAAAGTAATAAAACATGCTGTAGAAGATGTTAAAATGATAGTAGACAATGTTTTCTATAAAGATTTAGAAATAGAATTAGATTTGGCTAAATCAGATTATGAATTTTTATATATTCCTTCTCATTTATACTATATTGTATTTGAAGTTTTGAAAAATGCAGGTCGTGCTACAGCAGAATTTAATGATTGTACTAAACCAATCAAAATTCAAACAAGTGTATCAAAAAATGATTTTATTATTAAAATTTCAGATAATGGAGGAGGATTTTCTCGTGAAGTTTTAGAAAATATTTTTAGTTTTTCTTTTACAACCGCTAATGAAAATCATGAAAATAGAGGAATAAAAATTGCTGGATATGGACATGGATTAGGATTATCTCGTATATATGCTAGATATTTTGGTGGTGATATGACTGTATCGCCAGTCGAAGGAGTTGGAACTGATGTATATATCTATTTAAATCGTTTTGGGGATAAAAGTGAAAATGTAGCAGATGAAAGAACATAAATATGACTGGTTATTTTAATAAAATTTATATATAATTAATAATTTATATATAAATGGAAAATATAGAAAATCAAAATTTAAATTTATTAAAAAGGAGACGTATGATGCTTGAATTTCAATATCTTGATATGGAACAAGAAGAAGTTTCACTTTTATCAGAACAATATGTTGAGAAATTTTTAAATGATTTAATTCCAGATGGTTTAAATCCTTTTGACGATCAAAAAGAAAATTCTGAAGAACAAGAAGAAGATATTTTAGATGAAGAAAAAGAATTATCTGATATATCATCAGATATTTTAAATAGATTATACAGAAAAATTACATATAAAACACATCCAGATCGTAGCAATGATGCGGAATTAAATGCTTTATTTCTTGAAGCAAATAAAGCATATAAAGCAAAAAATTTACCAAAAATATTATTATTATGTGAAAAATTAAATATTCCAATTCCACCTTTAGATGATACTGATATAAAATTAATGAAAACAAATTGTAAATTAATACGAGCAAAAATAAATAGAGTTAAACAACAAGTATCATGGAGATGGTGTACATCTGAAACCGAACAACAACAAAATGAAATAAGAAAATGGGTAAGAGATATTCTTGCTGAACATGTGCTAACTAAAATTAATTATGATTCTGGTGATGTAGATGAAAAATGCCCAATTTGTTTAGAAATTTTCAGAGATTCTATGGTATTAGCAAAAATTCGATGTAATCATTTATTTCATCTAGATTGTATTAATAAATGGTTTGATGTTAATTTTACTTGTCCATTATGTAAACAGATATAAATATGCGTAAAATATTATAACAATTAATATATATTAATAATAATATACACATCTTACACTATTAATATATATTATACTATAAACATAAGTTATGTTTGATTTAAATAAAAAATCGTCTGATATGTCTTTTGATTCATGGTCATATCGTCATAGAAAAGATTTAGCAAATTTATATGATACCTTTTTCGTCCGTACACATTGTAATGTTAGCTATAATGTATTTATTCGTTTTGCATATAGATTTTCAGATAAACATTATCATCATTCTAACTATTTGAATTCCTCTGATGACGAATTCGATGATTATTTTTATTATAATAATCAATCATATTATAGTAATAATACGAATAATGAAAATCAAAACTATGTAGAAGATGATGAAACTGAGGAAGAAAAACGTAAAAGAGAAGAAGAAGAAGAAAAAGAAAAAGAGGAATATCTAAATGAAAAATATAAAGAACTTTTGAAAAAAGAAGAAGAGAAAAAGGAAAGAAAAAAAACTCAACAAAATTCAGAAAAAGAAATTATTGAAATTTAATTACAATATTTTAACCAAAATTTTAATTTATTAAAATAGATTTAATAAATTAAAATTTAAATAGAATTTTCTAAAATGGAAAATAGAGATTATAATAATTCACGTAAAAGAAGATTATTACCAAGTTTTATTCAAAATCTATGCCCTATATCTAAAAAGCGACGTATAAATCCACAATCTGATAAAAATTATTTAAATTATTTACCAAATGATATGTTAAAATTAATTTTAAAATTCAGTCATACAGGCGAAAATATTGCTGAAAATCATAAACTTTTTGTAAAATATAAATTTTGTTGTAATGAAAATATTGTGTATTTTAAATGTAGTTTAATAAACTTTTTAAAAAGATACAAACCATCTGAAGATGATATTGAAGATTTAATTATTTTAATTTCAAAAAAACATGAAAAATATAAAATAAATTCATATTCCTATCCACAAAGTTTGAAAATTATAATAAATATTATTCGTAATTATTTTCACAGATGGGCAATGAGAATGAAATTAGATGATACATGTCATTGTTCTCGCGATTGTGATTTTTGTATTCTACGACGTATCAAAATTGGATATCTTCTACATATCTTGGATCAAAGTTATTATTTACAAGAACAATTAACTTCTCTAAAAGTTCAAAAAGTTTTATTTATGAATTATAAACTTTCAAGAGCTAAACATTTAAGACATAAATCAAGAAAATTACCATCATCATTTGATGTTTATGTAAAACAAATGGAATGGATAAATTTATTATTTAATGATATTTTATTTAATTCTTCAAGTAAAGTTTATATTGATTACTGGAAAGCATAATGCTATTAATTTAAATATAAAATTGAAATTAAACAATAAATTTCAATAAATTTAATTTAAATGAGTTATATTCAGTTAAATATTCAACAAGCTTATGCATTACAGCAAATGAAAATGGGATATAATTGTTTTCTAACAGGACCTGGTGGAGTTGGTAAGTCATTTATAATTGATATTTTTGTTAAATGGGCGAAAATAAAATATAAATCCAATCCAAAAGCAGTTGCCGTAACAAGTACCACTGGTATATCTGCATTATTAATTAATGGAATTACACTTCACTCATTTGCTGGAGTGGGATTTGGCGAAGAAAGTGTTAACAGACTTTTGAAAAAAATTAATAAAAAATATGCTACAAAAATGCGTTGGAAATTTATTAAAGTATTAGTAATTGATGAAATTTCAATGCTAAATCCAATTTTATTCAAAAAAATAGAAAAAATTGCGAGAGTAATGAAAGGAAATGATATTCCATTTGGAGGAATTCAAATAATTTTAAGTGGCGATTTTGCTCAATTACCAGCAGTTAAATCACTTAAATTTTGTTTTGAAACTAGCAAATGGAATAAATGTATTGATAAAACTTTATATCTTACAGAAATTGTTCGACAAAAGAACAAAATATTTCAACAATGTTTAAATGAAATTCGATTAGGAAAAGTAACTTCACAAACAATTGATATTTTAAAAAGTCGTGTTGGAGTTAAATTAAAAAATGATTACAATATTGAACCAACTAGATTATATTCATTAAAACATCATGTAAATATTATTAATAATGATAGATTACAAATATTAATAAATGAAGATAACGTTCATAAAACATATAAATCTAAAACAAAAGTTGTTAAAAATCTAAAAAATTTAAATGAAAAATATTTAAAAAATATGATGGATAAGAATTGCCAATGTATTGATAATCTAATAATTTCAATTGGTTCTCAAGTTATGATAATTGCTAATAATTTAACAGAAAAAATTGTGAATGGTTCGAGAGGAATTGTTACAGAATTTATTGGAGAATCTCCAAAAGTACGTCTACTTGATGGTAGAGAAATTGTTATATTACCACATTTATGGGAATATAACAAAAATGATGAAGTTGTTGTTACAAAACAACAACTACCATTACGATTAGCATGGGCAATGAGTATTCACAAATCCCAAGGATCAAGTATTGATTATGCAGAAATTGATCTTGGTCTATCAATTTTTGAAGTCGGACAAGCATATGTCGCTTTATCTAGAGTAAGAACACTAGACGGATTGTCTATTATTAATTTTCATGAACAGAGCTTAAAAACACATCCAAAAGTTATTGAATTTTATTCTAAATTAATTCCATGTAATCAGTTAATAAAAAATTCACTAGATTTAATTTCACATTAAGAATTATCAGTATAACAATTTACATTACACATCAGATGTATCATACAATTATAACATAAAAATTTCTTTTGACATATATTTTCGGATTGTGTAACATATGACATTGCTATTGTTTTATCATTACAGGCATTAATGCAATTTAATAAAGAACCATCTCCACATTTATATATTTGAATATAATTCCAAATAATATATCTAAATTCATATAGATTTTTTTCTTGTAAGATTATAAATAAACTTCTTTGATTACAAATCTTATCAATATCGAAACTACTAATTCGTAAGCCAAAATTTTTTTTATTCTTATTCATATATTTAATAATCTTTATTTTTTATTTGAATTGAATCCATAATTTTCGTTATATTTTTAAGACTATTATCCTTTAAAAGTTTTTCTTCAACCATATTTGTCTTACCACACCATTGGCAAGATAAGTGACCAAAAACATATATATTTTTTAAATTAGTTTCCATTGTTATTGAACTATAATTAAAACAATTTTTAATAAATGAAAATCCCATTTTACTAAAAAATTTTGTATTTATCCTATATCCTGTTAATAAGTAACATTTATCATATTCAATTAAATACTCGTTATTTTTATTCTTAAAATATAATTTATTGTCAAAATTATCGATTACAATTGAATTGTAATAAATAGTAATATTATCTTTATATTTTTCTAAAACTTTTTTTAATTTATTTTTCATAAATTCTGATAATTTAGGATTAAATTCAGTATCATTTTTTATAATCCAATGAATTTTATTAGCAGGTAATAAACCGATTATACAATCAGCAGCAGAATTTCCATTACCAACAACTACAATATTTTGATTAATTTCATCCATTTCAAAAATATAATGTGAAATATTTGGATTTGTTTTTTCTCCTTGAATTCCAAGATATACTGGAGTATAATAAATTCCAGTACACAAAAGTATATGTTTTGAAGTAATACTAATAATTCTTGAAGAATTTGATACTTTAACATCATATGTATTATTTTCATTTTTTTGTATATCAATCATTTCTAAATTTTCATAAATTTCTAAATTTTTATTGTTCTTATATTTTAAACAATAATTTAATACATCTAATGTATCTATTCGGGCATTTTTATCTATTTTATTATAATTGTAATCTTCAAAACATATTTCATCAAATGTTGAATGAAATTCAATGTTTGGATAATCATAATAATTATTACAGATATCCCCTTTATCAATTCCTATAATTTTCTTATTTGG